GGATTTGAACCCACTACCTTCAAGATATAAGCTTGATGCTCTAACCAATTGAGCTACGTTCCCAATTTGGTGCGCCTGTTTAAATCGCAGTGGCGTCATCAGCGAATGTTAAAATGTCAAAGAACTCCAGTACGCCCACTAGGATTCGAACCTAGGACCTACAGCTTAGAAGGCTGTTGCTCTATCCAGCTGAGCTATGAGCGCATATTTTAGTACCCGGGGCGGGGCTCGAACCCGCACTCACCGTTCGGCGAATCAGATTTTAAGTCTGACGTGTCTACCAATTCCACCACCCGGGCATTCGTTTTATGAGGCTAGCTCCATAACCATATTAATTACTTTATGCATATCCTCTTCAGTCAACTCACCATGTATGTCTTCATGACGTTTTGTAAAATAATCCAGCTTATCGGGGTTTTGATTAGCAATGTGATAAGCAATCTTGGGCAAGTAACCCTCTGGATAGCGGTCATTTTTCATGTTGTTGTTATTTTGCATTTGTTTCTCTCGCAACCTTACCCCGTAAATATACGAATGGATCTTTCGGATTCCACAAATTTTCGCGGAGATTTTTAAATTTTCTTCATTTCCTTTATGTGCTTACACTCACGTGATTTGGCACGCCACACACCAGGGCAATTACAACTATACTGTACCTTACCAGTAGGCAACATTGTTTTCTTTGCTGTGTAGGTAATATCAGGATTACTTTTAGAAGTAAACTTTTTAGTAATTACATCAGGTTTTTGAACTTTACGTTCAGGACGTTTCCACATTACATCACTCAACTGTGCTTTAGGGTGAACTTCAACCCATTCAGGTACTAGATATTTTTTATCTCTAATATTAACAAATGCTGGGGGCATCCAGGATTTTTGTTTATACATAACTCGCTGCACAGCATACGATTTTGTTTTCCCGTCAGGTTTATAAGTAAATGCAGATGATTCTTGTGCGATTATTTCTTCGACACCATCCTTAATAACTTTGAAAATAGCCATATCTGTAACTTATTACGTAAATATACGAACCAATTTTCAGGCTCCCGAGTATTTAATATGACGGGAGCGTGACTAATTGGTTTGCCTTCTCTTTTAAGTTCAATTTCTAAAGACCACATATTACACATAGTCTTAAATACTTGTGGGTTATAGGCAGCTATGAAGGCCAAGTCATTTTCAGACATGGTCTCCATAGCTTCACCTACTGTTACTGGTTCATTATTTTCTAGCATAATAATCGTTCAAATCCTCATCCTCAGGTTTGAGGTATGTAGGTGGTTTGAATTTCGATTTTTTCTTGCGTTCTTTATAAGAAGGATACTCATTTTGCATCCAACGATCCCACTCTTGAAGTTGATCGTAACGCTGGTTATTACTATTTTTACTCATTTTCCTTGTCCTCTATAGGATTTTTTATAATGTTTGGACGTTTTGTGTTTGCTGGTTTTTGTTTTAGCGTGAACACCAGGCCTACTCACTGAGCTATCACCTTTATAAGCAAAGGCATTGATTTTTTTAGCCATTTTTAGTTTTTAAATAGTTTATTGCTTCTAAAATTTTTTGACAACCTTCATATGCTTCTTCATTTTCAAAATGAATAAGGTTAGTTTTTAATGTATGAATGAATTCATCTCTTTGAATGGAAAGGGTATAATTTGCTCCTTCTCCCTCAACTTCAATTTCAAAAACTGGAAGTTGTTTTTTCCTAGTATCTATATTATTTAATACAGCTTCTACAATTTGTTGTGAGATTGTGAACTTTTGATTCTTAGCCATCTCTAAGAAATCACTATAGTTTTCAACCGTAATTTTTTTTACGTATACCACTTTAAAATAAATCTAAAAAATTATCTTTTATATCTTTTGACTTAAATCTACGCATTTTTTCATCCTTCTCCAAGCTTTTTGTTGCAATTTTTTCAAGATGTTTACGTTTTTGAGTATCATAATCATCTACTAGCTTTTGATGTTTTTTCTTACGTTTCATATTCTAGATACTAAATCTAACTCATTATCTTCTTCAAGGCCTAATTCTTTTAAACGTTGTAAATGGTAATTATCAATTTCCCAATCAACTTTACTTTCATTTACTGGTTTATGTTCTTCTAAACCCTGGACCTGTTTGTCACTAAATATATTCCCGACTTGGAGAAAATAACAGTTATAACAAAGGAGTTCTACATTATCTAATTTATAATTTTTTTTACTACCATCTTTAAAATGCATAAGTAAAGGAACTCTATAATCTAATACTCTACGTTCACTAAACTTACAATTACTGCAACATTCTTCGAGATACCCATCTGCAACTAATTTATCTTTAATTTTATTAGCATCAAAGTGAGAAGAATCAACTCTCCCTTCAATAATATCTAATATTGCAGGGGCCTTTTTCCCGCCGTTTAAAAATTTAGGAATACCCTTACCTGATTGGTTTTTATGTTGTTCAAATATATTCTCGTAACCTTCTTCAGTGGCATCATAGTTTTTAGCCCATTTCTTGTAGTGAATATAAGAAACACCCAAATATCTGGCAGCTGCTCTGTTACTTTTAGTTTTATTAACGGCAGCTTTAATTTGTAGCTTACTAAGTGGTTTAGCTTTAGGCATTATAATTTCATCATTTCTTCAGCCCAATACATTAAAAAGTCCCAAAGATCATCTATTGTATTAAAAATATGTTCTTTACCCGAAGAGTCTATAAAAGGATAAATTTCACCCTCGTCACTTTTTCTACCATAGATATAAAAAATAATAGCCGAACCTGCTATTTCATCAAAGCTAAAGTGGATAAATTTTTCAATTAATTTGAAAAAAGGTTCATCATAAGTAGAAAAATCAGCCCCATATTCTATATCTATATCATTTTGCCGTTTCCAAACATTTTCATATAATTCTATTATTTCAATAAATTCATTTTTTAGTTTATCTTCTTCAGTGGTGCCATCAAAACGCATAGTAATGTTAGATCCTAAAATCTGTTCAATTACTCCTTTTATTTCCTTTCTTTGATTCATTGACTTCCTCTTTTAATTTAACTAATTTAGCACATTTAGAATAATTTTCTTGTTGCTCAAAAAATTTAATAGCAGTATCTAACACTTTAGAAAAATTACGTTCTTCTAATACTACAGAACACTCTAAATTAGGAACATAACATACTCTAGCAGATTTACGTTTTTTAGTTAAGGCATGTTCGATTGTGATTATAGCTTCATCTAGTAATAACTTATGGAAATCATTACTTTTTATTAAAGCATCCAACTCTTCAGTTTCATCATATTGAATTTCAATAGATAAAACATCTCTTTCTTTTTTCTTTACCATAATAAATAAATTTAGGGATTAGTGAGATAATTACCACTAATAAATATTATAAACTAATTAATTCATTTTGGCATTCATTAAGTGAGTTAATTACTATAGTTAAGTTACCTAGTTCAAATTTACCTATTTCTCCACTATCCTTTACAATATCATTTAATTTTTGAATTATTTGGAAATCCTGTTGGTTAAACGTATTTCCATCAACATTAACTATGATATCACCTCCATCGTTAGCCCAGGGTTCTAATGTTTCCTCTAATTGAGGATTAGAATTAATAATATTAATTGTTTTCTTATAAACGGGAGAAATAATAGGTTTCATGAATTGATCGTGCTGGACTACAGTACCCCATTTTCTAATAAATTTTTTCATATTAGTAGTTGTAGTTTGCAACCATTCATTTGAGTTTACTCCAGCGGCTCCACCAGCATGTTTATTAAATCTACTACCCCTACTAGTAAAATGGTAAACTAAACCTTCCCATGTTTGTAGTACTTTATAACCATTTAAAACAAAACGATTAAATAAATCACTATCTTCTTTAGATTGGGGAGCAAATAATTCATCATGCCCCCCAATAGCTAAAAAGTCTTTTTTATACATACACCAAGGAGCAAATATACCCTCAGTAACTAACGTATCGTGTTTAGGTTTATATTCATTTAATACCCAGCTGTTAAATTTATCTATATTAAAATCCTCAACTTCAATCCCAAAATCAACTAGCATTTTTTCGGGCCCATCTGGGTGTAAAGGTGGTTCAACTCTAGTTGCACTAACAACAATACCTGGTTTTAAATGGTTTAATATATGTTTATCTAAATCGGGTGCAGCAACCATATCAGCATGAAATGCCATTATAATATCCGTTCGTGCCATTTCTATTCCTTTATCAAACATACCCACTATACCAATACGTTCGGGACCTGGGTTGTGATGTACAATTAAGTCATCATCCCCTAAATTATCTATCCATTCTTGAGTACCATCTGTACTAGCATCATTTAATACAAGTATTTCGTGTTTAGTTGAAAGGTTACGGATAGATTTGTATGCTAATTCTAGAAATTCTAAGTTGTTTCTACTTGGTATTACAAATGTTATTTTTTCCATAATTATTTTAAATTTATAACTGCGAAAAATACCCAACAACTATTTAAATCAGTAGTTATATCAGTACCCCATTGACCCCCTGGGAGTTGGACTTCATTTAATCCTATAGCTGTTATATCACACCCATCAAAGTTTCTATATAATACTTCTGTAAATTCCTGTGGGTTGTATTCATATAAATGGGTTCCTCCATTATAAACCCAAGTAGGGGTTTTCCTTCTTGGAGTTGTAATGATGATTGTTTCTTTAGTTACGGATTTTAAACTTTGTAAATAATCATCTATTTTTTCTTTTGGTAAATGTTCAAATGTTTCTATAGAAGTACAAACATCAAATTCATCTTTTTTAAATCGTTCTTTAAGATTGAAAATATCACATACTTCGTGCCTACAATTAGGTGATTGATATATTTCATTAGCACTTTTTACTCCTTCTTCATCAATATCAATACCTACAACACTTTTAGCTCCTAGTGATAATAAAATTCCTGCCCCATAACCTTTTCCGGTTGCGGCATCTAGTACTTTTTTATCTTTAGTCCAATGGTTAGCAAAAATGTATCTATCTATCATAGTAGAAGTAGCGGGTTTTACTAATCTATCTATATCTTTTAATGGGTGGTTATCTGTTACTTTCATTTTTTTATATTGTTTATATAATCTACTAAATTAATTTTTGGTTCCCAACCTAAAAGAGATTGAGCATGGGAATTTGTATTTAGGGTATCTTGTGCTTCGCCCGGTTTAGCGGGTTTGTAAGTAGGGTTAATGTTTAACATTTTAGCTACTTCGTTTACTGAGTGGTTTTTACCTCTTCCTAGTTCAAATATAAACTCATAAGCCTGTTGTTTTTGAATTCTAATTAGGGCATCTACTATATCATCAACGTGGGTAAAATCTCTTCGTTGTTTACCATCACCATATATTTCACAATCGATTCCTTTTTTTATATTATTTAACCACCTACCAATTAATGTAGTATAACCACCTTCGGTTAATTGATAAGGACCATAAACATTATAAAAACGAACAATAGATGCTTTTAAGTTATAGTGTTCCCAGTATAATTTAATTATTTCTTCACCTATATCTTTACTAAAAGTGTATGGATTTTTGAATTTACCACTATGATGGGATGAAGAACCCGCATACACTAAGGGTACTTCATTTTTAGCACAATAGTCAACTATTTCTAAAGTTCCGTTAGCATTAGCAGTAAAATAATCTTTAGGATTCTCGAATGAAGGTTGAATCCTAGCTATAGCAGCTAAATGGAATATAATATCTGGGTGTTGGTTGTATACCCATTTATAGCTATAGACTTTTCTTATATCAAATTCTTCATACCTAACTCCCTCTATATGGTTTTCTATTTTACCAGTTGAATAATTATCTATTGAGGTTACTTCATGTCCTAATTCTATTAGTTTTTTACATAAATTAGTACCTATAAAACCTGCTCCTCCTGTTACTATTATTTTCATATTTGTTATATTTTAACATTAAAATATTTCATTGCATATTCAGCTCGATACTGTGGGTAATAGTCATAATCATCCCCCATTCGCACCCAACAACGACCATCTTTACCTAATAACACCCTTTTGTTGTCAATTTTCTCTATCCTGGGGTCTACATTTTTCCACTTGCGGTGGTGGTATTCAACTCCAGTCATGTTGTTTCCTCGATCCATACTTCCCTCTCCTTTATTACGACTTCCAGCATCTAACTCCTGGCCTGTATTGGTTTTTAGTCCAATAATTTTATGTTGGGAAAATTTTGAGTTACAGAAGTATGTAAGATTAGGTTTTTGGAAATATTCTTTTTTTGCATCTACATGAGGTGAAATTGCTTCAATATAATTAGGATATCTTTGAAATTGTGGAAAATTTTTATTTTCATACCACGATCCATAAGGGGAATACCCTTCAACTTCAACACACCTTAAAAACCAATCATCATCTTCCATGCTAGGATAGTAACGATAGCCTTCATCCCACCACCCTATCCTAACAATGGTTTTTTTATGAAATGCAACAGCATTCCAAGCGTTAAGATGTACTTGCTCTAAATGAGGATTTTTTTCTAATATGTCATTCAATACCTCAAGCCAATCACTATCAAATAGCATATCATCACACGTAAGTAAAACCCAATCTGTTTGGGATTTAATAATTCCTTGATTCCAAGCTTTTGTTAACCCTACATTTTCTTTACTATATATAAAGTTTGATTTAGGATGGGATTTTTCAGCAATTTTAATTTTTTCTAATTCATCCCCAGTTGTGTTATTATCCCATACAATGACAGGAATTAAAGGATCAATAGTATCTAAGCATTTTTTAAGTCTATCTCCTCTATAGTAACTTACAATAACTATAGTTATGTCGGATTTATTAAAGGAAGCTACCATCTTGTAATCTTTTAAAATAAGTCCCCGGGCTGTATGATTTTAATTTATATCCCATTTTATAAAAATAATTTGTAAAATCAATTTCTACTTGATCCCCTACATATCCCCCTTTAGTAGGATTATCTTGAAACAATTCAGGATTAATATTGGGAGTATTAAAATACTTAGGGACACATAATCTAAGGTTTTGAAGTGTTTTAGTTGTTGTTAACCCCACACCCCCATGAGCATGAGGAGGATGATTACCTGTTCTTTTTATGTAATCATTCTCATCAAAAGTAAATCTATGGATTTCATGTGCCTCAAAATTTAAAGCTGCAACAAATCCTATTAAGGAATCATTTTCAATAAAATCGATCATTTCTTTTATATAATTCTCCCTTAAAGGAAGTATATCGTCTTCAGTAAAATACCAATAATCATATTCATTTTCAAATTTATGGAAAGCATATTTATATGATCCAAAACTTAAATCTTTATTTAAAATAGGTCTATGTAATATTTTAATTACTCCATTTTTTAATTGAGTTCCTTCAATAGATGACAAATAATCATAAACTTGAGGGGATTCAATATCATGGTTAACTATAAGGAAATCGCAGTTACATCCTACATCAAAATCCTGGTGGAGTTCTATTTGTTGGTTTAAAACTTCTGCTACTTGTGTAGCATTTGAGGGATAATTACGACGTTCACCAAAATAAGTGGCTATTACTTGAATTGCTTTCATAAGTTATAAATTATATCCCGATAACCCTGGCCAGTTGGGGTTTAATATATTATAGTTTATTTTAGATTGGAGGGAGGTTATAGGAGTAGCATTATATTTATGCATCCATTCTTCATTATCTCTTTCTTGTGTTCCCCCTTCAAATAAAACTAAAGAATTAGGGAAATGGGTATAAATTTCAGATATAGTATCTCCAGTATTTGATATATCTAAATGAAGTAAATCGAATTTTTCATTTTCATATAACCAATTATTAAAATCTTTTTTAATTAAAGAAACATATTGATCTAAGTTATAAAATTTTAAATTATTTAGTACTACATCTTTAACAGCTCTTTTATATGGGTAGTCTTCAAATAAATCATAAGCTATAACTTCCCCAAATCCATTATCTTTAACTCCTTGAGCTAAGCATATTGTTGAATATCCATATAAAATGCCAAAGTCAATTATTTTTTTAGGTTTATACTTTATAACAGTGTCATATAGGGTTTTACCTATATTATTTTTGCCATAAGACGATACTATGTGGTGAGGATTTTGGTACACGTTATATATGATATAATTTGTTAATAGCGGGGATAAAATTTTTATAAGTATCCAAATCTTTATCTTCTATATTTCCTCTTTTAAATAACCTTGGGTTATGGACTTGACATTCTTCAATGGAGGGAAGACATTCTAAAAGTTTTAAAGAACCTAAAACAAAAGAAGGACAGATTTGAATTAATCTTTGATATAAATCAATCATTGTATCTGTTTTAAACACAGGATAAGTTGTTTTGCTTATAATGGGCCCCCTATCAAATTTTTCTGTTATTTTATGAAAACTCATTCCTTGTTCTAAAGCCTCTTCTTTTAAAGTATGGTATAATATGTCAGTTCCTCCCCATTCAGGGAGGAGACCAGTGTGCACATTAAAAGCATTTTCAATATTTAAAAGCTTTTTATCATATTGTATAGATAACTTTATATCATGTTCCACACCTTCATTAACTATTGGGAGATCCATTTTTCCCTTTATCAAAGGATTTTGGGAGGGTATATAACCTACTAGATCATAGTGGGGTTTTAGAAAATCACAAGTTATCTTAGTAAGATAAGTTGACCCATAAATAAGAATTTTATTTAGATTCATTTCCAATTTTTAATACAATCCACAATATATTCCCTTTCTTCATTAGTTACCCACCATCCAACAGGGATTGATACTACGTTGCTAATTGTTTTTTCTAAGTTAGGTAATTCAGTTTTAAATTGGGACATGCAACTATGTTTATCATTTCTTTCATGAACTTGTGATACTGTAATATTACATTTTTCCATATGTTTATAAAATGAAGGTCTATCATTTACCTTCAATGTGTAAATCCAAAATGCGGATTCAAATCCTTCTTCTCTTTTTAATAATGTAACTCCTTCTACATTTTGGAGATGTTCATCGTAATAAGCTGCGTTTTCTTTATGTTTAGATACTATCGTATTTAAATGTTTAAAATTTTCCATACCAACAGCCGCACACACATCATTCATGTGGAATTTAAATCCCCATTCTTCTATATCTGCTTCACATCTAAAGTCAGTTCTACCCTTTGGATTTCTATCGATACCATACCATCTAAGCAATTTTGCTCTTTCATATAATTCTTCATGAGGGCAGTAAAGTAAACCACCATCAACCGAAGTAATATGTTTAATTGCTTGTAGGGAATTCATTACAAAGTTCCCATGATTGCCTAAATACTCTCCTTTATACTTTGTACCAATTGAATGTGCTCCATCTTCAATTAATACTGGGGCCCAGTTATGCTTTATTCTGAACTTGTTTTGGATTTCTTTAATCTTATCTAAATCTAGTGGGTATCCACCCCAATGGACTCCCATAATAGCTTTTGTTTTTGGAGTCATTTTCCTTTCTAGATCTTCCAAATCCATATTTAAAGTTGTTGGATCAATATCTACCCATTTAATTTTTAAATTATTTGCTAGAATAGGCCAATTTGATGCTGTACACGTTAATGGGGATGCTAATACTTCATCTCCATCCTCTATACCTGGCCAATTATGATTAGTAAAAACTAAGTGTTCATATTCATTTCTATTCCAGTTAAGTTTAGGTTTTTTTAATAAATGGAGAGCCAAATGTAAAGCGGATGTTCCGGCATTAAGAGTTACTACTTTTTTATTTCCAAAATATTCACCTAATTGTTTTTCAAACTCATCTACTTTGGATCCCTGTCCAATGTATCCACTATCTAGTACTTTTCCTACTTCTTCTTTTGCTGTAGGAGCCATAAATACTTTAAAAAGAGGTATTTGTTCCATTATAATGTATTATAAAATTCGTTTTGGTTTTCTTGTCGTTTTATATCTTTTGGGTGGTAGATACAAAATTCTTTATTTGCGGGTAACTGAGATTCGGTTTTATGGCCTGTAAGTATTTCATGGACTTTATTTTTCCATTTAATACGTTTTACGTTTTTAAGGATTCTACATTGGTAATCCGGAAAATTTACTTTCCCATCAGGGTCAACTCTCCATCCCCATTTCTTAATATGTTCATCTGTTAGCCCTCTAACTGTATTAATTCGAGGAACCCAAAATACATCAGTTCCCGGATTATTTTTTATTAACCACTCAATAGTATTCATTAAATATTCTTCAGGGTACTCATCAGCATCAATTTGAAAAATATAATCTCCAGAACAATTATCTTTAAGATTATTTTTAAATGATGAGAAATTTTTATTTAAAGCAAATTCTATAACTTTTACATCAGGGTGTTGATTTAGTACTTTATACACTTCAGAGGTAGTATTTCCCTGATCACATTGTACCACTATTTCATCTTGTTCCCTTTTATGTTTAGTTAAGTACTCAAGTAAATATTCTATTTCTTTATACTCATTACATACGGGGACTGCATAACTAATTTTCATTATTTTTCAAGTTCGAATACCCCAATATAATCAAGAGCTTCTATAAAATCACGTTCTTTAAAGTAAGACGCCTTTTTCATGTCCATTTTATAAGTAGCATCTTCCGGAAATTTTTCTTTTTCTTCTTCTGTAAGTTCTTTAGCGGGACATGCCACCCAATTCCAATCATTAACAGAATTACCTTGAATAAAAATCATTCCCTTATCAGCTATATTAATTGTAGATGGGATCCAAGTAAAACCATCTGATTCTACTTTAGATAAATCTTTATAAATTTCTGGGAGTACTTCTAGTTGTTCATTTAAAAATTCACTATTGGGTTCCATTAAAGTATTAGTAGTAAAACCACATCCATAACACATATGAACTTTATAATCAGCCCCTAAATCATTTTCATAACAAGCGTCACTTCCGCAACGGGGACATGTTGTTAATTTATCCTTTAACATCTTCTAATTTTTTAAGTTTAGGTAAGCCTAATGTCGGAAGTTCTAATTTAACTTCTTTGGGGAAATCCGGGAGGTATTGATCTAAATAAGTTTTTAATTGTTTAACCATTACATCAAAGTTAAATTCTAAAGAGTTTTTTCTTGCTTGTCTAATTGACTTTTCTTTATAGGTTTTATAATTAGCAAACATATCTCTTAAAGCATTAACTGTAGCTTGTTGGTCAACATCAAACCATTCAAATTCTTTCATTAACACATTTTTTACTACAGAACTATCATCTAACTTATTTAACTTACCTGGGAGGAGTGGGGTAAATTTGTTATCTAGAAAATCCTTATGACCACTCCAATCTGTGGTTAAAATAGGTTTTTTAGTTAAACTAAATTCCAATAAAGGTCTACCAAATCCTTCTCCTTTAGTTAGACTTACCATAGCTTTAACTTTATTATGAGTGTAAACTTCATTCATTTCTTCATTAGTAAGATCACCATGAAGAATGTAAATATTAGGTAATGTTTGAGCATCTTTTACAGTACCACGTATGGAATCTATTTTTTCTAGGAGGTCATTTCGATCCATATATGAAGTACCTACTCGAGTAGTTTTTAGTATTAGGGCAGGTGCTTTTTTAACATTTTTGAATGATTCTAAGAATAATCTTACTAACAGTCCTACATTTTTCCTATCATGTCCTACATGCCCTTGCATCCAGTGCCCTACAAATAAGTAGGCAAAGTCTTCTTTAATTTCACTTAAATCAAATGTAGATTTTTTAGGCTTGTAAGTATTAAGATCTACTCCTTCAATTAATATCTCTATTGGTTTTTGAAGTTTATATTCTCCCACTGTTTGATTGGTATTTTTATCCTTTTGTTCAAACTTGATAGTTTTAAACACATCAGCACTGTGAGTAGAAGATGTTAACACTAAATCCATCCTATTACATCCTTCAACCCATGATGGGTGACATCCTGTAGTTTCAATTCCAGCTGTAAGACCTATATTATATTTTCCTATTGGTTGGAATTCATTAGGTACAGTAATTTGACACCATATTTCTGGCTTTTTTGGGAGTTGATTTCCTACTGGGAGTAAATGGGGTTTTAGGAAATGCCATTCAGGGTGATCTGCTATAAAACCCCATGCACATACCCCCCATCTTTGGGGTAAGACTTTAACATCATATTCATCTAACTCAATAAGAGCTTTTACAAAATCTCTAGCTCGAGCTCCATAACCGCTGTACGTGTCAATCGGACAGCTTACTATAAACATTGGTTTCATTAATATACTAAATTATGTTGTACAACTTTTTTTTCGATTGGATCAGCTTTGATCACTTCATATCTGGGTCTGGGAGTCCAGGTTTTTAATAGATTATCTATATTTTCTATTACTCTTTCTCCTTGGCGTTCAGCAGTAAATCCTGCTTCATTTCCCGTCGCCCATTCTCTACCTAATAATCCTATAGCTTTTCTTCTTTCAGGAGTTAAATTATAAACTTCTAAGAGTTTATCAGCAGCATCACTAGGGTCACACCTATCATCAAAAATATATGGTGTTGGGGGAGAACCAACAATAGAAATATTAGTTGGAAAAACTGGGAAGGCCCAAGGTCCACATTCTTTATAAGTACCCCTATGGTTTGAAGGAATATTTTCGTCTGGGGTAAACCATAATCCTTTTTCGTCTTGAAATCTCATTTGGTCTTGCATCCCACCTGTGGTATTAGCAATTATAGGGTTACCAGCTAAAAGAGCTTCTGTTAAGCTTAAACCCCACCCTTCATTAGAGGTTAATTGAATTTGAACATCCGTGCTATTATATAATAAATTCATATCATGAGTTGAAAGTTTAGGTTCATGTATGATAATATTATATCTTTCATCGTCACCACAAAGCATATCTATTACTGCTCTAAGGTCTGTTCCATTAGGATCTACAGCATGGGTATGTAAAAGAAAAGCACACTGTTTAGCTTCTTCTAAAGGTAATTTATCTATAAATTGTTTATAAGCCCAAATAGTATCAGGTATTTGTTTACGTCTAATATTTCTGGAGTTAAAAAATGCTACAAAATCATATTCTTTATCCCCATATAAATTCTTTTTAAATTTTATTAATTCAGGATCTTTTTTATCTAAAGGCTTATAGATTTTATGGTTTAATCCATGAGGAACATATTTAATAATTTTATTTTTAGCTTTATCCCCTAATACTATTTTATTAATATTTACTGTTTGTTTCGAAATACCCATTAATAAATCACAAGATTCATAATAAGCTTCATTATATCTGGGTGCCGGGTAGTCGTCCCAAATGTTCAGATAAATAATAGGAATTTTTGTTCTAACCTCCGCTTCCATTTTAAATAACCAAGCCCAATATCTAGGATCAGTTATAATAAAAATAGCATCTGGGTTTTCTATGCTGATAACTTCCCTAAGCTGTTCAGGGGTACCATATCCACTAGAGGGATAAAGAGTTACACTGGCATCACTAATGCCTATTTCATCGTTTGTGCTTTCACTTAAATCTAATCGTTTCCCTGCTTCAGGGTGATCTATAGCTGCTCCTAAATTGCTGTAGTTAAAATGGTGGGCTGTATGGAGTACTATTTCTTTTGCAACTGTCCCAATTCCAGAATGGGTTCTAATATCGTCGCACATCAACAAAATTTTCTTTCGTTGATCTTTTGGAACATAACCTTTTTTCATACTTATTTTATAAATTTAAATCTGTGTGGTTGTGAATTTGTCGTTTGAATTCTTCATCTGTAAGGTACAAATAAACACATCTATCAGCAAGTTTTTGGAATGAAAACTTTTGCCTAACACATGCTATTTTAAACTCTTCAAATAAATCACTTTTAATTTTTACGCTTGTTAATGTTAAATCTTTTTTACTCATAATAATATTTTATATAGTTTGCGTATATAAATATGTACGGAGTCTAAAAAATTAATGTTTATTACATAATTCTTTATTATCATTAAAGGAACACCACTTACATAAAGGTGATACTACTTTAGGATGTTCTTTATCTTGATGTTTTCCTTTAGGAGTAAAACAGTCACTAATAAATTCCTCTAATATAGTGTCTGCTTTTCTAAGCTTATTACGTCCCGCAGACGGTTTATGGAGTTGGACTCTATGGATAGGGTAATCACTATTTTCCCAAATTTTTCTACGTACAATAAAAAATTCTACTTCTATATTTTCAAGTGGAATTCCATACTGCTCATTAAAAAACTTTTTATAAAGAACTAACTGCATTTGCTTATTTTCGTCCTTTTTGGCTTTAGCACCCCATCCCCTAGTAGACGTTTTTATATCGTATACATAAAATTTATTTGTGGGTTCATGGTATAATACCATATCAATAAAACCCTTGTATACTAAGTTGTTACCAACGTTCATTACAATGGGTAACTCAATACCTGCAAGGTGCCATCCACGGTTTCCAAAATATTGTTTACGTCTTTTTTTAAGAAAATCTAATATTGCTACTCCATCTTCGAAAAACTCACGTAATTCTTCTGGGGATGAGTAGTGGGTGTCTTTATTTTTAGTATAACCTTCTTTATATAGGTTAATAAATTTTTCTTGGAACATTCCTTCCAAATCCATATTATCTGCTTTTACTCCAGATTGCTCATACAATACCGTAAGCCAGTCTTGGATTACTTCATGCATTGATGTTCCAAAGGTAAAATGGATGGATTGTTCATTTTTATAATGTCCATCTTTATACTGAAGTGCCCACTTGTGTGGGCAACTTCTATACATAGACATTTGAGAATAAGAAATTGTTTTTTGGTAAGCGTAATTTACCTCAGGTAATTCCTTATTTTGTATCTCTTTGAGTATTTGGGGCTTCTTTGCCATATAATTTTTCTAATTTCTCTAAATAAAGTATAGCATCCATAAGTTCCTCTTTCATATGAGTAACCCATTCTTTAAATGGTAGATCATCTCTATCCATATTTACACCATACTTTTTTTCACCAAACTCTGATCGAGTTTTAAATTGTTCTATAACTGAGGTTACAATACTGTCCATTATTTAAACATTTGGATTACTTCTTTATCTTGGTAGCCTGCTTTATATAACATATCCTCTAAAACATCATTATCTAAAGTCATAACTGCTGTTGCAGCTTCTCGAGTAGAACATTCATAAATTTTAGATAAGGCATCTACTAATTCCGTAGTAGGTTGTTTCATTTTTGATTTTATATATTTTAACCAAACATTTTGTTTAGGTAGTAAGCCACAGTATACTGTGTAATACTTTTCTCTACTAATATAGGGGATAGTTTGTACGTAGTTTACTAATTCAATAAAAGGTTGGTGCATTGATAAAAAACGATTAACCATATAAGGATTAAAGGACTCCTTCTCCTTATCGGTGAAGGAGTCCCAATCTCGTTTTTTACCTGTTAGCTCTTTTAACCAATCAAATAGTGTCATATTCACCTCTTAATTCGGGTGGTAATGTGTCTTGTAAAATTTTACCTGTTTTTTCATCATAAAAAACTGGGATTGGGAGAACAGCATCCTCAGCTCCGTTAGTAATAAAACGAGATACTTTTCTTAGGATAAATCCTTGTTGAAAAAGTTGTCCACCTGAATCATTTGGTACTGAGGTGGTTTTACCCAAATCAATTTGGGGTTGTTGTTGGGCCATTTCTGATTTCTTCATAATCTATTGTTTGAATTTCGTTGCAAAAATAATAATGTTTTTCTTTTTTTAAAACTGTATCACAATGCCAATATTTTTTTACCAAGTTAATAGCTTCTTGGGTTGTTTTTTCTGTTTCTCTTATTGTACGATACAATAAAAATTTCCTATCTCCAAATTCTATTATATCCTTATAAAACAACTTTACCAGAGACTTCAAGTAGTTTAGAAATACAAGCCATTACATTAATTTCCTTATCAATTCGGAAGTTTGAATGGTACATATATTCTTCAATAATAATAATTGCTTCGGCGGGGCGAGAAGTATATTCGTCTATACGTTCATATAACGTTTTATATAGCGCTTCAAAGTCCTGAACGTTAGAATCGGCGATTACTTGTCTAATTTGTTTAAATGACTTTTTATTAGGCAATAGCTCAATTACTTTATCAATATAATTAGATGATACAAGTGTTTGTTTATCCAATTCTAGTTCACCATCTTTAGAAGACATTTGACATACATTAAGCATCTTACGTACATCAGGGTAGTATTGATTTATTAAATCTTTAAGATGATCAGTACTATGTTGTATATTTTCTTTAGATAAAACATTAAAAATATGTTTTGCTACTTCACCTTTACTAGGAGGTACAATCTTAAGTACTTGACAGCGTGATTGAAGAGGGTCAATAATACGCTCTACGTAATTACAAGTTAGAATAAATCGTGTGCTCTTAGAAAAAGTTTCAATTACATTCCGAAGTGAAGCTTGTGCTTGAATTGTAAGAAAATCAGCTTCATCAAGAATAACTACCTTAAGAGGTTTAAATGACATAGTACTAGCAAAACCTGATACCTTATCCCTAATGGTTTCAATGCCCCTTTCATCTGAGGCGTTAATATAGAGATAATCACAATTAAGATTATTAACTAACAATTTTGCTAATGTAGTTTTACCTGTACCTGCGGGTCCATAGAAAATCATATTATTCATATCATTTTCATCTATGTACTTAGCCATAGTACCTTTAAGGTGATCATTCCCAATGTAATTTTCTAGTATACTAGGGCGGTATTTTTCAACCCATAAACTATTATTTGTAGCCATCTCCATAAAAATCGAATGTTTTGATTGGTTTAGGTTTAACCTCTATTTCAGTTCGTTCAACTGCGTATAAAGAACTCCCAATAGGATCTAAATAAAAAGCAGCGTTAAATTGTGTTTTTTTAAAATATGCTTCTAGGGTATCAGTTAAAGTGTTATATACCTCACTTGAAGGATCAGCAATGAGAGACCACCGGTCGCCCGGTGGTACTCTCTTTGCGATCAATTGTTTATTCTCTACTGTTTCGAATTCAGACATTACTTAAATTTAAAACATTCCCGGCATACCTCCTAGTTGAGGTTCGTCTGTTTCTTCTGAGGGCTTGTTAACCACAGTACATTCTGTTAATAGAATGGTACCTGCGATTGAAGCAGCATTTTCAAGAGCACATCTTGTAACCTTGGTAGGATCAATAATTCCTGATTTAAGGAAATCTTCATACTTACCTGTTTTAAGGTTATAACCTATGTTTAAATTCTCACTAGAAGTAGTAGTAAATTCAATTTGATGAACATTTTCTACTCCGGCATTTGTTAAAATCTGTTGAAAAGGTTGTCGAAGTACTTGTTTCATAATATTACAACCTAATTGTTGATCATCATTGCTAGTTTCACAAGTTGCTCCTAAGCTTGAACGAAGTAAAGCAATTCCACCTCCTGGGATGATGCCTTCTTCGATTGCTGCTTTAGTAGCTTGCAGAGCATCATCTACACGATCTTTCTTTTCACGCATTTCAGTTTCCGTATTACCCCCAACATGAATTACTGCTACTCCACCAACTAACTTAGCAAGGCGTTTTTGGAGTTGCTCTGTTTCAAAAGGAGAGGTAGAATTTTCAATTTGGGATTGGAGTTGAGTGCATAATTTTTCAATTGCTTCTTCGTCACCCGCACCATCAACTATAGTAGTTGCTTCTTTAGTAACAGTAACTGTACGGCATTGTCCCAACCAATCAAGATCAAACTTATCAAGTTTCATACCTTTATCTTTATCAACAACTTGCCCCCCAGTGAGAGTAGCCATGTCATTCATAATTAGGGCACGACGATCTCCAAAATCAGGAGCTTTAACAGCACAAACATTAAGCGTACCTCTCATTTTATTTACAATAAGAGTAGCAAGTGCTTCACCATCAATATCTTCAGCAACAACAAGAAGAGATTTTTGTTGTGAGGATAAATTTTCTAAAAGTGGAAGTAATTCTTTAACTTGGGTAATTTTACCTTTATAAAATAAAATAACAGCATCCTTGAGATTAGTACTCATGTTGTCATTATTTGTTACAAAGTAAGGTGATTTAAAACCACGATCAAACTGTAAGCCTTCTACGGTTTCAAGATAAGTTTCACCTGTGCGGGACTCTTCAATAGTAACAATACCATCACGTCCTACCTTTTCCATTGATGTAGCAATTAACTCACCAACTTCTTCATCATTATTAGCTGAAATAGTAGCTACTTGGCGAAGCTGGTCTTCACTTGAAATGTCTTGAGAGAGTTCTCGTAGGAAATCAACATGTGCCCTAACACATTTATCAATACCACGCTTAACCTCTACAATATTATGTCCCTTATCACTATAACGTGACGCAGCATTTACAATTTCACAAGCTAATAAAGTTGAAGTTGTAGTACCATCACCCGCCTGTTCAGCAGTTTTAATAGCTGCTTGTTTAAGCATTTGTGCTCCTACATTTTCAACTTGGTCTTCAAGTTCAATTGATTTTGCTACAGTTACCCCATCTTTAGTACTTTGGGGAACACCTTGGTCTTGCTGAATAACTACATTGCGACCATTTGGTCCTAAAGTTGTTACAACAGCATCTGATAACTGATTAATTCCTTTAATCAATTTTTTGCGGGAATCATCCCCATAATTAATAACTTTACTCATTTTTCAACTATTCCTAAAATTTGGTTTTCCTGAATCATGTAATACTCTTCTCCGTTCCAATCCATTTTGGTGGGTCCCATTGAAGGGAGGAGAACAATATCACCTACTTTTACGGTTGTTTCAATAAAATGACCCATTGAAGTGTGAGTTCCTGGGCCCACTGAGACTACTTCTCCTTTAAGATTTTTGTCTTTACCCATATCAGGAACTACAATGTTACCGTGAACACTTTCTTCCTCTTCAATAGGTTTTACAATTACAGCATTAAATAGTGCTTTTACCATTAGATAATATTTTTTAATTCGTTTTTAATAGATTTTAATTCTTCAATATATTCTTTGATGCTATCATAAGACCGTTGACGAACTTTATTTTCAGCGATTTTTTCAATTGCCTTAGCTAAATCACTGAAGTGGCCAATAGATGAATCATAAGGAATACCACTATCAGGTATAATTTTTTTAAACGCTGAATAATTCAGGTCGTCCACTTGAATAAAATAAGGTTCAAGCAAAGGGTCTTTAATAAATCTCATAACTTTTTAAATTTTAATTACGCGTGAATATACGAATGAATCTTCAGGGCACCAACCTTTAATTACTTAATTGTTAAAGTTTTTGGTTTGTTTTCATCTGCGTACGGGATGGTTACTACAAGGAGACCATCACTCATTTCTGCTTTTGCTTTTGCAAGAGCAAATCTACGAGCTACTTTCCAGCCAATATTAAAGCTAGATTTTTTAACGCTTGAGTGATAGTAGCGACGCTCACTCTCATTTTTAGGTAGAGTCTTTTTGTCATATTTAACACAAAGATAGTCTCCTTTAAGCTCAATTTCAACTAATTCTTTAGGAATACCTGTACAAGCTACCTCAAAGGTAAGCCCATTTTCATCTTCAAAAATATCTACAGGTTGGTTTACATTGCGGTTATCGGGTTGAGCAAATTCCGCTTTTTCATTAAAAAAGTCCTTTACCAGGACGTCAAGTGGCGAGAATACTCGCGGATCGAATAGATTTACGTGTGTCATTTTGTTTGTTTTTGTCCCCTAAGGTGACGGTTAATAAAATATAACTAGGTTGGTGCCCTAAAGTCATCCATAAATATACGAAAAAAATCCTAAATTACCAAATTATTTCACAATTCCTGCTCTGAGCTGCCATTGGCGTTTTGTCCATTCTTCCAACTGTTGTTCTTCAAGTTTATTTTGGAAATCAGACATTTTAGCTTTTACATCATCAGTACTAATGCCCTTTCGATCAGCAATATCTTTTTGTAAATCTTTATCGTATTTAATAGAAATTGCTCTGCGTTTTGCAGGGGTGAAATTACTAGGATCTGATGTAAACTCATCTATAAGATTATTAAATTCTTCGTCTGAGAGCTTATTAAATCTTCCTTGGTCTCTAGCTAATTTCATTTTAGCAAGAGCAAGTCTCACATAAAGTTCAGGTTGAAGTTTTAAAATCCCCATAGTATTAAGCTCATTATATTGGGTCTTACCTAGAGCATATTTTTCCCTATACTCATCCATATCTTCATTCCACTTTTTGGATCCACCTTCTAGATAATCTTCTAATTGTTGGGCATAGTTATAGCCTCCCCTTAGGTTACTATTAATAATATCTGTTATACCGTCAGTAGCGGCCCCAATTTCATTATAAACCGAGTTGTAATTTATTCTTGCCATGTTAATAAATATTAATAATCTGCCTTTCGTACAACAAAATACATAGCATCTATATTTTCATCTTCAGATCTAAATATAAGGCGGAGAAGACCATCATCAGTAAAACTTAATTGACATTCATCTGCAGTTTTATTAGCATTAAATATTTCTTTAAGCATTTCACTACTAAATGGGATTTTATTATCTTGTTTAACATTTTCTTTAAAATCAGCATTAACATGAAATTCTACTTTATTTGAAAACTCCATTCGCTCACCAAATACAAATTGCAATACTGAAGTGCCTACAATATCTTCTGTAGGGTTTAAGGCAACAATTTCATTATTTTGAATTGCTGATGCCGCCCTAACAAGAGTATGGAAATCTTCATTTTCAAGTGTAGCATTTACTTGCCAATTAACGTTTTCATCTACTTCACCTGGTTTTTGGATCATCATAGGGTCAGCAAGTGAATAATTAATTGTGGATTTAGCGTCTTGAATATTTAGTTTAGTAAATACTGCCTTAGTTCTTTCAGCATCAAGCATTAAATCTCCTGCTAATACATTAAGAAGCCTATTGAGTTGGGTTGTATTAAAAATAGCTAATGTACCATTTGTTATAAAGGGGAAATCCCCTACATTTAACCTGCCAATCATGTCTTTAGTAGGAGCCATAAAGTCAATAGTTAAAGTACCATCATTAACTACCCATTTGACTGATTCTACTTTACCTCCAAGATAGTACTTAGAGATAATGGATTGTAATTTATTTTTTGCTATCATTAGAAGCTAAAGAATTTATTAATATTTGGGTTTAAATTTAAAGTCCATCCTAAGTCATTATAAAAGTTTTCTAACTTACTTTGTAAAATGGTTTCAAATGATTTTTTTCTATCTGCATAATCATTTAGGAATGTATGCATTTTATCAGGCATATCAAAATTAAGGAAAGCAATTGCTTCAATCTTATAAGGATTATCAATTAAATAGATCCATTTAATTTTATCTCCCTGTACAATTTCACTATGGTCTTTAATATTCCAAAATTTAAGAAGATCATTATAACGAATAGCTGCTTTAACATTAGCAGGAGCACCCTTTTTCATCTCAGTCATAAATTCCCCTGCTCGAGGCTTACGGCCAACATATTCATTTAAGGTTTTAACAGATGTGGGGTTACCTAATAAAACAATGTTAGTGTCTTTAGACATAATTTTATTTCTAAAATTAAGAATTAGATCATCAATTTCTTTTTGTTCAGTACCCTTAAGGATCATTTCTAAAATATCATTAAAAAATTTACCAAATATAGGAGGGAAATTTGCTTTTCTAAATTCTAGTCCTTTAATATCTAAAGACTCATTTTCAATGCCTTCTTGTTTTGTAATCCATTGAGCGTATCTACGAGTAGCTCTAAAGTATGCTGAGCGGATTACACATTCTGTCTTCATCTCAAGTCTATGCTCGGAGACATTAAAACAATCTTTAGCTAATCTATCATAATCCTCTGTAATGATATCTTGGTACTTAAGAGCAATTTGTTCTAGTACATCATCTTTTTCCCCATCACTCATTTCCTCAAAATTAGGATATAAATGTTTTAATAAGGGTTCGGCATTAAAATAATTAGAATCTGTGTCTACATAAGCACAAAAGTTATAATCATCTTTATCACAAATCCACCAAGGGGTATCTTCTAAATGTTTCATAAGCAGCTAAAATATCTTTCACCTCTATCGCAAAGGATTGTAACTACATCAGTAGCATATCCCTCTTCTATAAGGCGTTCGGCAACAAGATAATTAGCTGCTGCTGAAAAGCCAACAAAAAGTCCCCATTCTTTTGCTAAGTCTTTAGATTTATCTATAGCATCTTGAGTAGAAACTACTTCAATTCTATCTATATCTTTTAAATTAACTAAAAATTTACTCCCATCTCCTATACCTTGGATTCCATGTAATCCTGGGCAACCCCCTGACATAACCGGAGATTCAGCGGGTTCTAAAGCAACTAATTTACATTTAGGGTACATATTTTTTATAAATTTTCCGGCTCCCATTATAGTACCTCCGGTTCCGGTTCCTGCTACAAAAGCATCAATTTTTTTATCTAAAGGAAAATCTTTACAAACTTCAAATCCCGTAGTATACCAATGGGAAGCAATATTTAATTCATTATGGAACTGATTAAAATTAAACCAATTATTATCTTTGGCTAGTTTATTTCTAAGTAAAATGGCACCATCAAAATCACCAGCCGGAACTTCTATTAATTCGGCACCAAAGGATTTTAACATAACTTTACGTTCAGTACTCATATTTGAGGGCATCACTATAAGACATTTAAATCCCATATTAGCACAAAACATAGATAAAGAAATACCCATATTACCTGAAGTGGCCTCTATAATAGTATCCCCTTGTTTTAAAGTCCCATCACATAAAGCTTGTTGTAAAATATAAGCAACTGGTCTATCTTTTACAGAGCCTCCTGGGTTTACAAATTCTGCTTTACCCCAAATTGTTCCTTTTTCTAAGGGAAATTCTAAAAGGGGGGTATTACCTACTATATCTATTAAGTTCATACTTTTTTCCATTTTTGATCAGCCATTAATTTAAATGATCCTAAACAATCTTTGTTCCATTCATTTGGGGATATTAATGATAAAAAATTTTCATTATTATCCCCTGTATAAAGGTGGTAAATTTCACCTATAACGGGTTCAAAATTAAATTTTGCACTATAAATTAAATCATTCCATTTAAATTCTTCAACTAATTTATTATATTCATTTTTAAGTTCTAAAAATTTAGTTTCTAAATGATGGTTTACTTTAGTTACTCCTCGTTTTCTCCAACTATCAATATTTTC